CTAGTAACCTTTAGCGAAAATATCTGTAACTGCTGGTGCCATACTATCTACAGTCGTATACGCAAATGCGTTCTCCTGTGTTAGTGTGATGTACGGCTCTAGTACGTGCTCCATTCCGACCATACTATACACCGATGATTGTGCGTAGTGGTCATCTCCACGATCCGTGATAATCTGATAAACTTCACCAGTCTTCTCATCTTCCTCGTCTCGGATAACTACGTTCTTCCAGTGGTGTAGGTATAACTCTAGGTCTCTATCTGTTTGTTGGTAGAATCCTAAGCGGCCCATCTTCATATCGGCAATGTGACGTTTGTTTTGTGTAAGCTTGTCCACTGTAACTCGTGATTGGCTTTCAGACCATGAAGGTTGAATCTGACCAGTTGAACGAGGGTTAGGGTTTACTTTCACACCGTATACTCGTCCTACTCCGAAGTGTTGGATAAGTTTCTCAACATAGTTACCACTGTCACCGATGTCGGCACAGATGATATCGGGATTGTACGGGATTAACTGATTGATGATGTTCTCTAAGTCGGCTTCGATATTAGCTACCCCACGAGCACGCTCTACAGAGAATATACGAATCATATCAATCATACCGTTATCTCGGAATCCACGGACTGTAACCCAATGACGGTTCCCCCAGTCGATACCTACTGAAATGAATCGGTAGTCTCCTCGGTTAAATAATGGTTCACGTAAGTGCTCACGCTTATTACCCATTACGTCATTGTCTTGGACCGCTAACGCTACGTCCTGGTACGGGAATCCTAAAACGTAGTTGTAGAAATGCTGTTTCGATTTTGCTTTAAGCTCTTTACGTTTTAGCTCATCGGCACTAACCCATACTGCATTCATCTGTGTGATTAGGTATCCACGAGTACCTTGGTTGTTTTCCGTACGTGTCGGATATGCGGCTACCCATGATCCATTATACCATCTATCTAGCAATGCACCACAGTTAGAGCAAATAAATCTGAATGTTCCGTCTTTTACAGTTTTAGCTAGTACGTCTACTCCTGCTTCGTCCGTACACTCGATATTCTTCTCGTAATCTAGTTGTTGTCTCATTCCACACTTGTCACATTTGTGCATGTACACTCGTTGGTCTGATTGGTTATACAATGCGTGAATACCGTAATCAGGCACTGTAGGTGTTGACCATCTTCGTAAAATTTTAAATTGTGAAGACGACATAGATTCCATCGCTGAAATCTCGGCACTTGCAGTTACACGGTCATACTCATCCAGTGATAAGAAGTCGATATCCACACCCTCTACGGCTGCTCCTTTAGAAGATGAACGGAACAGAATGAAACTGTTACGAATCTTTTTCTTCTCCAAGGAATCCACTTTCGGATCGGAAATCGTAGAGTAGTATCCTGCTTCTAGTAACGGGTTAATACGTGTTGATACGAAATCTTTCATCTGACGGTTCGTAGGGAACGTATAAAGGCACTTAACACCTGCATAGGAGTGTTGGTCTGCGAAGTGAATCATCTCCCCTACGCCAATCTCCGATAGCCCTAACTGACGGGACTTGATTACTGCTTTATCAGGGTGTGTATCGTTAATCATCTCAATCTGCCACGGACGGTGAGCCTGTGCCTTTGAAGAATCCATTCCTCCGATGTGGAAGGTAATTGGATGGTTCTTAACCCTGTGATGTTTCAGTAAGTAAGAAGAACAGTTCAACATCGTCAGTACGTATGCTAGTTCTTCCTTCGTTAGGTCTGTACGACCGAATGTTTGTCTTGCAACGTTTGCAAGCATTTTTCCATCAAAATTATTCATTAGAATGCACCCTCGTTTTCTGCGTTCTGTGCGGTATCTAGTTTTCGGATTAGGTCTGCCATATCGTCTACGGACATGTCCATAACGTCCATACGACCTTCCTCATCGGCAGCAATCTTACCTTCCTGAATCTGATCCTTTAATACTTTATCTTGACGCATATTGATTTCAGGAAGCATACCTGTGTTACCTTGACCATCCATAACTTCTGTGATACCGTTAATCTCTTTATACGCTCCGATTACACGAATGAAGTCGGAAATGTTATCAATTGGAATTTCCCCCGATTCCATTCGTTGGATAAATAGTTTAAGAGATTTTGATGCCGCAGAGTTAATTAACTCACGTAATTCTTGTTCACTTGAGAAGTCTTCCTTTTTCTTCTTCACGCCTTGCTTGATATTGTTTGACATCGACATCCTCTTCCAACTCCCCTTTCTGTTTTAATGTTCTGTAGCATGAGGTTATGTCTGTACATGCGTCCACGATAAATAGGTCATTTACGTGGTATCTCGTATGAGCCTGTATAATTATGTATTTGTTCTCATTAATAATCAGAGAAGATAGAGGGCGGCCACAGACTACACATATCTTCGGACTGTAGACCCTCTTGTCACCTTTCTTAAATGAGACCTTTTTCTTCGCTAGGCTAACTAGCTTCTTTCTCTTTTCTACCACTTCTCTTTTTGTTACCATTACTCCTCATCTTCCTCGTCCTCGTCATCATCCTCTTCTTCTGCACCCATATTCTCTATGTACTCGTCATAAGCGTAGAGACGTTCTTCTATGAAGGCATCCCCATCGAATGATTCTTTGTCCTTGAAAGCTAGACTGTACAGGTAAGGTAGCTCTAGAATAACTTCCATTACAACCGTCTCGGCTACATTGGCAGAAGTTACGATCCCATAACGAATGAATTGGTTGATTACTTTTGTTTCGTACTTATCGTGAAGATACTTGATGATGTCCTCTTCTGTTTTCTCGATGTCGTCTTGGAGATGAGCGTAGTCGTAAGCCATATGTAGTGCATTCACCGTAAGCACAATCTCGATGTCTGTGACGAGCGTTTTAAATGAGGAAGTCACTGGGTAGTACTTACCGTCCTTCTCCACTAGCTCTACGATTAACCCTGCACCGTGTACAATATCGGCCGCTAAGTCTCTAATTGCATACGTCTGTACTAAATCCTTGTAACGTTCCAATTCCTGCTCTGTAAATCCAAACATTCTAAGCACCTACCTTTTCTGAATTATGGTCTATGGTCTCTGCCCTTCGGACTATATCGAAGCATCATAATATTGACCAAACTCTGACGCTCCTGCTGTGCTCTCTGTTCCCCTTTGCGAATGATATAGTCGTATGAGCCAACCACGATAAAAGCTAATAGAGCACCACATACAACGTAGGATAGTGTTGTGTGTTCAATCGGCATACCGTATTTTACTGCGAAATCTGTAATCGCAATGGCAAGAGCTTCTGCTAAGAGAATTAACATAACTTTCAGGTACACATGTTTACTATATTTCTTCATTTTCGATAACCCCCACTTGAGAAAATAATTTATACCTTTAATATAGAGGATTATCGAAAAAATACACTGTAAAGTCTTATATTAATAGGGATTAATAAAGTGAAGAGGGTGTGAAGCCATGATACTCCTAGTTACATCGCTTACTTTCACCCTTATCTTCTATATTATTACTTCGTATATTTCATATATAACTGCGTCTATCCTACACAAGGGGATAATGTTTAAGCTACTGTTTCCGACAATTAAAGCTCTTGCATTCATCACACTAGTTTATATCTCTATTATATCAGATACGATCCTATACAGGAGTGAGATGTACCAAACCATAACTATTAAAAACGGCTTACTACTTTTACTAGTTACGACTGCCCTTATGAATAATAGAGAACGAAAGGAGATTGAAGATGAACGTAGTAGGGAATAAACATCAACCTAATTTAAAGGCAGAATTTCGTGACCTAGTAGGCAATATGATAAACAGTAACAGATCGAGCTACCATATGTACAGCATTCACAGGCTATTGTCATTAGGTCTCCTAATGGACTTTACCTTTAAATACATCGAAGCAGAACAGTCCGATTGGGTACGCATTGAGTTGGACTTACGAGAGCATGGTAAGGTCGTGTTTGCGATTAATACGGACTCAGAATACGGACAGATAGAGGATGAGGATGGAAGAGAAGTACTGGTGCACTTTATGGAGAATTACGTTACCGAGTGTGATAGGGTCGAAAAACGTAGAAGTATTTTTGGGATATAACAGAAAGGTGGGGTTTTAGTGAACAACCAACAAGTACTCCTTAAACTACAGGAAATTGAGTCCACACTCCAAGACCAAGAACAAAGCACGGTAGAGCTTAAAACTGTTGTTGACGAACTTCGTGGGATCGTGAAGGATATCGACAAGAACATGGCTATCAGTGAAGAGAAACAGTCCCATCTTTTCTATCGAATCGAGCACCTAGAGCAGGAACTAGAGGAACTTGAGGAGAAAGGAGAGAAAGGAACGGATAGGCAGCAGAAGCTAATCGAGAATGCGCTAATGGTTATTCTTGGGGGACTTATTAGCTACATCTTCAGTTTAGCAAGTAAGCACTAATAAGAAAGGATGATAACAAGTGGCTAAGTTAAAAACAGTAGAACTAACAATGATTACAAGTGAAAAGGTGTACGTGTCAATGGATGAGTTCAATCTAGGTGGGGTACCTGAAACACCTGACTCAGTAATCGGTAACTACATCAAGGGCAGTCGAGCACCGATGTTACGAGTGTACGCTACAGTGGACTTGACTGGTGCCTACTTCTTCGTCAATCCAAAGATGATTGTGAAGATGGTACCAACATACGCATAAGAAAAAGGAGTGGGTTTCCCCTACTCCTTATTTTTAGTTCTTATTGTATCTACGTCTCTCTAACTCCGCAATCTGATCCTCAGGTAAGTCCTCGAATAAGTCTCTGTAGCTCACTCCGAACAAGTCTTCTAATTCCGTAATCTTATTTGGTCTCGGGTATTTATTTCCGTTCTCCCAGTTGCTAACAGTTGTGTAATCCACTCCTAATTTATCCGCTAAACTGTAAATCGTATGACCTGCATCCATTCTGAACTTCTTGAGCATTTTTGGTGTCTTCTTAGTTGTTTTCTTCGCTACCATTGTAATCATACCTCCCTTTGTATTTTTCTTATTTATTGTAGTAACTGTCATTTGACTCAACTCCTTCATGTGATTTTTATTTGACGTTCTCATTTGTATTGGTTTGTTTTATCTTGACTCCATCGTAACACTTTGTTGATTAACTGTCAACAACATTTTAAACTTGACCTTGCCTATTTTTATTTTTACCTACTTGATGAAAGTTATTCTGCCCTATTTAAAATTTCTGTCATATTTAAAACCCTTGCTATGACTGACTTTATAGACTACTTGAGTATATTTTTGTCCTATTTAAATTATAACTGGTCTGTATATATACTATTATATTTATTATTAAGTACTATTATTACTATTAAATATTATATAAAATTAAATAGGACGTACGTTAAAATTTAAATAGGACATTTTTTCTCTATTTCTGACACATTTAAATAGTACTAATTTGACTCTATCTTCAAGTAGTTTTCTATTTGATGTTACTGTTAACCCTTGATACATATATACTTGAAGTATATTCAAGTTAGAACTACTTTATACTTGAACTGTTCAAAAAGTTATAATTTAAATAGGACATAAAATAGATAAAACATGTACCATTATATTTATAAGTACACTGTATATATAATTATATTATTTATATTAAAATTAATATTAAAGTATTTATAATAAAATTAATATTAAGATAGACGATCCGAACGGAAAATCCATCTTCAAATAAAAAAGTTTAAAAAAAAAAGTTGAAAAAAGATGGTCTCTAGGGTTGTACTAGGTTATAGTCTGTGTTATACTGAGTACAGGCTTAGATATTTAGTAAGTAAACAACCACTCCTTATTGGTTAGAGGGGCACATAACGATCCCGTGGAAAGGTGACTTATAATCCTGCTCCTTAAATTTTCTGTCTACATAACCTATAGATGTTTCTCCTCCGATTTTCATTTATAGGTTATGTTACTTTTTAATATGGAAGGGTACTCAAGTTGGTGAAGAGGTCAACCTGCTAAGTTGATAGTACCTATTGTAGGTAGCGAGGGTTCGAATCCCTTTCCTTCCTTACTCTTATGAGGACGTACCGAAACGGTTAACGGGCTAGGTTGCAACCCTAGTATTCGCTGGTTCGAATCCAGTCGTTCTCTTACGTATATGTTATAATGAACTTATGTTATAATATATTATATAACGTGCCTGTAGCGTAGTGGTAGCGCAGTAGCCTGTTAAGCTATTGGTCGGTGGTTCGAATCCACCCAGGTACGCCATAATGTGCAGCTTAGTAAAACTGGTTTATACGTTGCAACTTAGTATACTTATGTATCTGAAGGCATAAGTGAAGAGTAAAGATGTACGGTAAAACTGGTGATGCTCTCCTATAGTAAAGAAACACCTAAGTCAGATTAGGTTTGTATAGGAAGAAGGATTGGGTGCAACTCCCACCGTGTACACCATACGGGGCATTAGTATATCGGTTAATTATCCCTGGCTTCCAACCAGGGGAGGTCGGTTCGATTCCGACATGTCCCTCCAATTTGCCTTCTTAGCTCAGTTGGTTAGAGCGACTGCCTTGTAAGCAGTAGGTCAGGGGTTCGAGTCCTCTAGTCGGCACCATTTATGCTTGGATAGTTCAGTGGCAGAACACTTACCGTAGGTAAAGTAGCATGGGTTCGATTCCCATTCCTCGCTCCTATTATGTCGCATTGGTGAAATTGGCTAACACACTCGGCTTTCTACCGAGCATTCAGGGGTTCGAATCCCCTATGCGATACCAACTTGGGGATATAGTGTAGTGGTTAACACGCACGGCTGTCTACCGTGAAGCACGGGTTCGAATCCCGTTATCCTCGTAATCCCTTTAGCCAAGCGGTTAAGGCAGTAGGATTATGTCCTACGTATCGGGAGTTCGAACCTCCCAAGGGGCGCACAATGGTTGCCTGTGTATCCGTGCCCAAAACAGGAATTTTCACCTAGCTATTCGAGTTAGGTTATGGACGTATGAGCCATGCGTTGTGACGGGGCAACGATAAAACCCGTCTTTTCTTTACCCCTTTAGCCAAGTGGACTAAGGCAACGGGCTTCTATCCCGTGGATCGTGGGTTCGATTCCTACAGGGGGTGTTACAGGAACTTACCACGCTTCCTCATTTAATGATAGCGGACCAGGTAAGTCTTTTTCGGGGAATACTCAAGTGGATAAAAGAGGTTAGTCTTGAAAACTAATAGGCGTGTGAAAGCGTGCGGGGGTTCGAATCCCTCTTCCTCGGCTTAAAAAAAAATTAAAAAACTTTAATTATATGCTTGCATCAAGTTACAGACTATGATACAATGTGTATAAGTTATTATTTCGGAGTGGACAAACTGGTAAAGTCGCTTGGCTTTGACCCAAGAGCGTGAAGGTTCGACCCCTTCCTCCGAAGTCTACCCAAGGTCACACCTTGGAAACTAAGCCTAATAGCCTACAATGGTTAACGTGACCACTTATTAGACTTAGTTTCCAGTGTGTGGTGAAGTGGCTTAACACGGACGACTGTGGATCGTCTATTCGCTGGTTCGAATCCAGTCATGCTGATATATCATACGGGTGTAGGCTAGAGGTCAGTCACTGCGTTTGGGGCGCAGATCACGTTGGTTCGATCCCAACCACTCGTACTTTGTTTATGTTTAGGTTTTTCACACACCTCCTACAGGGTTACGACCCGTGTCAATCGAAGTAGGTTAAAACTTTGGATATCCGAGTAAACAGGTTCAAGATATCCCTCTATTATGGACAGGTAGCTCAGTTGGTAGAGCATACGGTTGAAACCCGTAGTGTCGTTGGTTCGACCCCAACCTTGTCCACTTTAATATGTGTCAGTCGCATAGTGGCAATTGCAGGAGACTGTAAATCTCCCCCGAAAGGTACGTTGGTTCGAGTCCAACCTGGCACACCAAAAAATTTATAATATGTTGTTGTCTTTTTATTTACTTACCTTCTTTGCGGAAACAAAGAAGGTACAACTATATCGGAATGTTGGAATTGGTAGACATAACGCACTTAAAATGCGTTGCTCCTTGGGGCGTGGTGGGTTCGAGTCCCCCTTCCGATACCATACTAGTGTAGCGCAGTCAGGTAGCGCAGTGTCTTGATAAGGCATTGGTCACAGGTTCGAATCCTGTCACTAGTACCATTTATGCCGAGGTAATCCAATCAGGTAGAGATCGTGGTCTTAGAAGCCATCCAGTGAGGGTTCGAATCCCTCTCTCGGTACCATATTATGGGGGAGAGAAACTTAAAGGCAAGAGGTAAGCCAGTGGTCTCCAAAACCACCGTTAAGAGGTTCGATTCCTCCCTCCCCTGCCAACGTAGGAGTATAGCTCAGTGGTAGAGCGTGGGTCTCATACGCCCGAAGTCGATGGTTCGATCCCATCTATTCCTATCGCTTTAGTATGTTCAAAATTGATAATTTAATAGGGGGAATTGAAATGGAACAAATGTCAGTTCAACGTGGTTTAATGGAGTTAAAGACTTTAGGTAATCGTATCACTCGTGCCACTCAACAATCTTTCGTGAATTTCTACGTAGGTGACAAGGGTGCTCCACAAGGATTCAAAACACCTGACGAGTTTTCTTCATATGCTCAAGGTCGTTACGACTCTGCTACGGACTTGATTAAACGCAGAAACGCAATTAAAGCTGCTATTATCCAGTCTAACGCAGTAACTACAGTTACTGTAGCAGGTAAGCAGATGACAGTTGCAGAAGCAATTGACCGTAAGGATTCAATTGTACACGAGAAAGTTCTTTTACAACAACTGCAATCGCAGTTTAGTGAGATTACTAGACGTGTAGCCGCTCAACAACAAGTGTTAGACGCTCGAATTGATAAGGTTTTAGAAGAG